CCCTGCAATACTATCTGTATATGCAGCCATAGCCTGGGCCTCATCTTTAAGCTGTAAAGCTAGTTGGCGAATGGTTGTGTCGTTCAACTTAACACCCCTTTTTTGCAATAAAAAACGCCTTGCTTATGCAAAACGCTTTAAAACTAGAGCATGTTACTACTGCCACAATTTCACACCTCTGTCTAGTAAAAGCCAATCAATCAAGGAAATAAGAATCATACTCATCATGGATTTCCTTGAAAACCTGCTTTTGTCCACGGGTTGCTACATCTTTTTTTAGTTCATAAACTATGTCTGGGTATGCAATATGATATTTAACATCACGCTTAATCATGCCAGGATGCCCCGCAAAAATTGCTTTTACCAATAAATCTGTAGTCATCTCCTTTCCTCTCAGTCTTAAATCATTTCGTTGCTGCTCTTCTATATATTTTTTCGTTTTTTCTGCCATAGCCCTCCATTCTTCCGCTGTTGTTCTCATGATACCACCTCCAAAATTGTTTGCGTTGAACTTTGTCCAACAACCCTATATTGCAGCCCACGCGCTAATAAAAATTCCCACTCATTTATTGCACTAGAGTTTGCTCCTATATACAGAGAGGGCGTTCCCCGCGGTACCCGTATTTCTGTCATATGCCCAGTTGTGACGCCTGCAAAATCCCTGGCAACACTTGTTTCAATGCTGGTGCTGACAAAGAATTCGTGCGTGATTATATCTCCTGGAGATAACCCAGAATAATGATTAGACGAAGTCCCTCTGTGTACAATAATATCATCCTCAAGCTGAAACAATTGTATCGCAGAATCTATTGTTTGTAGTTTTTCTTCCATCTCAGCTTGCACATAAATGGATGGATCTTTTTTACCACGCAAATGATCGTTTATGTTCCTATAACCGTCCCTAGTGTAATAAGAAATGGCCCTTATCTCACTGCCAGTAAACTCATCAAACACTTCATTGCTTTTTGCCTGCAATTCCGCTTCAATGCTAATGCCATCAACAAAGTTTTTTTGGCTGCCCTGCTGTGTACCGCCCTTGCCCCCAAAAGCCTCCCCAATCTTCTGCCCAGTAAACTTACCGCCAAGGCCAGCCTTAATTACGCCACCTTCGCCTAATAATACGCGGCTACCATTTCCAAGGGTTACCCAGCGTTCTTCATCGTTTGCGTCCATGTACATCCCGATGATAGGACCACCCTGGTCTAAAACTTCCGTAAGTGCAATAATCAATTTCTGAACATGTCCCAGCTTGTCGTTACGGATCTCAGCAAAGATGGCTTTGGCTTTGCCGTCAACCCCAGCCCATGTAATACCATCTGTATACGCGACAATGGCTTGAGCCTCATCTCTAAGCTGTAAAGCTAGTTGGTGAATGGTTGCGTTATTCAGATTTAACACCTCCTTTTTTGCAACAAAAAACGCCTTGCTTATGCAAGACGTCTCCCAAGTATCATTTTGAAGTTATACCATTACTGCTTTTGTAAGCCTCCCCCATCCAAAGGACTGTTGTCATCCCCAATATCCTCGTCTTCTATCAAATCTTCGATATTAAACTCACCTTCCTCAGCCAGCCCTTGCCGTATTTCAGTCGGATCAAGTACACCCATATCAAAATAAACCTTTGCAGTGTCGGCCTTGGTCTTTTGGGTAGACGCTTTTTTGCCGTCAACATCTACTTGATCTTTCTCATTCATAGACCAGAGAGGGTTAAATGCCAGCTTTATCTTTGGCTTTTCTTTTAGCTTACCTTGGGCTAGGCCAGCGCGGATAATGATATCTATGAGCTTGCGCATATTGCCACGCAGCATCAGCCTTTGTATACGCTCAACAAAGTTGTAGTAGTTTTCAAAGTCGCTGTGGCCGGTGCTGTTCATGCCAGCGGGGGAGCGCCCAAATAAAATTGCTTGCGGGATACTTGTCACCGCAGACAGCATATTACATACCGCGTCTATGATATCTTTTATCCCAGCCAGGGGGAATGTCTTAAAGTCGTAATTTTCTCCCTCCGAGTCTATGGTTACGGTGTTTAAGATGTTCCTCGCCAGATCTACAGCTTCTAGGCGCTTTATTACCAAGTCCCTGCCATCGTCGCGTTGCAATATACCAGCCAGACCCTTTATTGCATGAACAGCCTGGACAGACCGCTCCAACATTTTTACAGATGTTGAATGAGTGGTTACTGTCTCCCTTAACTCGCGCTTGATCCTCAAGTATTCTGGCGTCCCCCAAAAGCGGTAATATGGCTGCGTTATACGTTCTGGAAGGACTCCGTTGCGGAAGATAAGACACCGGCTTTCATGTACCCAAAACTGGCCATAGATGCTGTTTACAAAATACCGCTCAGGCATTCCAAATTTGCCTGTATTGCTTTTCTTAGGCTCTGCCGTGTTGATGTTGTACATAATGGAATAATCCGGCCAAACTACCGCTCGCTCGTATATGCGGATATCTTCTATTGCCTTGATGTTATCCCAATCCAGGGGTTCATCTATGCCACGGCCATCATCTATAAGCATAACGCCTATTGCGCCACCGTACAGCCTTGACCAGCGGATGGCGGATGCGCCGTTTTCATCCCAGTCAAGATTATCTAGAGACTCGGTTATATATTCCGATGCTTCATGACATTCTTTCAGGCCTAGGTCAAAACCATGCTTGATGGCTTCTTCTGCTGGGGCGTCTATTATCTTGGCAAAAAGACCGTTGTACATATAGTGGTCGGTAAGCAGCATATCTGGGACAAGTCCGTCGCCTTGGAAATGATAATGTGTGGAGTTATCGCGCTGGGTGCCGTATAGATTAACGGCGTTGATATAGTCACCGTCGTGGCGCATTTGCGGCGTTGTAGATTTATAGATTTGTGCCAAAGCCTCACCCCAATTCTTTATATTAATGCTTTTAGATTAAACGCTGGGCGCCTTTGTTCCTCAATTGAGTAGCGCAGCGCAGCCATAGCATCATCCATAAAATTAACAGGCTCATCCAAATAGATGCTGCGGACGCTATCATATTTCCATTTCCACTGGCCAATTTCTTTTATTGTGTTTATGCATGAGGGGTGGATGTGGATATATGACTGTTTCAGATAATCTATCTGGGCGGCCACACTGCCAGGTTCTTTTTTAACGGGCCTGGCCAGGTAACCTGCCTTCTGCCACATTAAAATGCGATCCGGCTCAGCCGAATCGCAATACATAGGTAGTACCTTATTTAATTTCGCATCGTCAGCCATGACAATAATCTCCGAGGTATCTTTTTCATGGCAATATATCTCAGAGCAGATGTATATTTCTCCATCCTTAAACCCTATGGTCAGGATAGCATTGGCATGGTTAAATCCAAAGTCTTGGCCTATAACCATGTTATCAAAGCGGCTTGGAGAGGTGTCAAAGTTATGGACTTTATAGTTTTTCAGGATTAAGCCGCCGGTTTCGCCCCATTCCCCTAGGCCGTAAATATTAAATCCCTCTGGGTCGCGCTCTTTGCGCATCAGCATCCGCCGGTGGTACGCCTCATCCATAAAACGGTTGCTTAGGTACGTACTGTGGTGCGTAAAAACATCCTCATGCTCTATATCAAAATACTTGGCCTTAATAAAATGAGCAGCAGATACCGGGTTAAACGTGAAGGTCATTTGGTAGAACAAGTTGGGATTAGGCAATAGCCCCCGTAGCCTGTCGTCCAGTATATCTATATCCTGCTCTGTAAACTCGGTTGCTTCCTCCAGCCAAATCCAAACCAGTTTCCCGCGCTTAAATGTGATGGATTTTATTTTTTCCCGCTGTTTATCGTCATTCATACCACGGAAGATTATCTTGCTGCCAGTGCTTAGGCACTCCATGCTAAGAGGGCTTAGGGTGACCCGCCAAAAGCGGTCAGCCCTATCTCCAAATATCCGGTATATGGCGGATTGCAACTCTGCAAATGTCGAGTCGCGGTTAGTCTCATCCGTTTTGCGTACAACAAGTAGATTTGCACCGGTATACCGTTTATCTGACAGTTTTAAGATGAAGTCCTGGGCAATATTAACGCTTTTGCCGCTGCCAGCGCTGCCTTTTAGTACGCGATATCGCTTGTTGCATGCGTTTACGTTGCGGAATATTGGATTCCATGCAGCGGATACTTTAATTTCAGTTGTCCCCGTAATCATGATTAACCACTACTGTTAGATTGCCGCCGTCAATGTCTATCTTGTCTGTGAACAACCGATATCGCTTACCTAACAACTCCGCCGCCTTATTTACATCCGACAGCCGTGCCGGTATCTCAAAGGCTTCTGCGGTTTCTTGTTCCTCTGTTACACGTTTGCCGTTTTCGTCGGTATAGGACTTGCGGCTTTTGAGGGTGACAACAATGTACTCCTTTTCTTCACGGCGTAGTGTGCGAGTTAGGGTTTGGAGGACTTCGTCTTGAGTAGCAATTAGGTCGGTATCCTTTTCGGACATCAAGTTCTGGATATATTCTTTAATTTTAGCATTTGCTAATAGCCTTGAGGCCTGCTTGCATGCTGTTTTTTGGCTGTATCCCGCACGGATTGCAGCCTGGGTTGCATTGCAGTCAACAACCCACTCCATACAAAACCGCTCTTGCTTTGCTGTTAATATTGCCATACCATCACCTCCTTATCAAACAAAAAGCGCCTACCAGTGGTAGCCGCTCAATTATCATGCTAATATAATAGCATAGGTTTTTTTCCCTAGGGGGGCAACTTTAGATATAGTTGATATTTGCCGTAACACTATAAATTATT